CAGCAAGGGTACCATCTGTATTGCTTATCGTTCCTAATTCCCATGATGATGCTAGGTTTGTAGGTGTAGGTAGAATCTGACCAAAGGAACTATTCAGTGTGATAGAATCTCCTGTAAAATCAGATATTTCTAAATTTTCTAATACAATAAATCGTAAGTTATTGCCGCCATCTGCTGGAGGAGAAAAACTACCTAGCTCTATACCGTATCCACCTTCATGCGTTCCGCCACTACTATAGTCGTGTAAGTCTTTGTCACCTACTATTTTACCATTCTTAATTGTTACGTATTTCTGGTTATGCTTAAAACTAACTACGCTGTATGTTTGAAGGTTGTTCGTTTCCTTCTTTAGTGTAGCTCCGTTTAAATCTATTGTTAAATAATCTACAGGTTTTACCGCACTATCCTTGCTAATAAGGTAGGTTCCTTTAGGGAATACTACATCTGTGAAACCATTATTACTAGCCCAATCTAATGCGTTATTGATTCCTGTAGTTGTCTCTGTTGCTTTTGTTCCTACATTACTTATACCCCACTTACTCAACTCTAGTATATATGAGGAAGCTTTACCTTGATTCGGTGCTGGAACCCATTTACCTAAAGTAGAGTCGTATGTAAGAACATCTTTATCGGTCATACCTACCAAACTAACATCTTCTAAATGTGCTAGTTCAGAGCTACCCCCGACAGGTATATTGATATTACCGTTTTCATCCGGTGTAATTCCGTTTACTTTTTTGATTGCTTTTAACAAGTCTAGTTCTAGGTGCCTAAATAAATCCTCATTTTGTCCTGTGTACATCCCATTTCTAAATGCAGTATGATACGGACTAGACATGACTTCACTCCTTTCTGAACATACATATAATATAACAAAAGAAGCCATCATTACGACAGCTTCTTGTAACATTTTTTTGATATATTAATTATGGAATAGTTTAATCTCCATATTCAAGAAATCTCTACCTTCTTTTATTTTTTCACCTTTTTGGTGTAGTTCCCATTGTAACTCCATCCACTGGTTAGTAAAGTTTTCTACCTCTGTACGCTCTACATATAAATCTAAGGAATCATCGGATAATACATTAGTCAACCTAATGTGGTTAGGTTCGACACTTTCCATTTTACAACCAATGAAGTCATAACCGAAGTCAGACAGTACAACGGTATACAACCACTTACGGAATTTCATATCTTGCATTTCCCTTATTCTATCTGTTAAAATACGTGTTTGTTCCTGCATCTGGTCGTGTATCCTATAAGATAACACTCTCAATTCTGCATTCCCCGCAAAATCTAATCCCAGTTTCTTCTTAGACTCTTCTGTTTTTACTTCCGTGTTCTTGTACATTTTAACATTTTTTGGTACTGATACTTCTCCATATAGTTGATGGAAACTAGCTTGTCTTTGTAAATCTCTTAACCTCTCATCAATAAAATCGTTATAACTCATTTCAATTCCTCCTTGATTTGTGTAATTGTAAACGTCATCCCTTTGATATATGTTTCGTGTTGTACTAGATAACACTCATCATCGTAAGTATAGTCGCAATGATATAGAAATGCTCTAATAGTGTGAGGTGTTGTATCTACCTTTATAACGAACGCACATCCGTAACTATCCTCTAAATAGATGATTAGGCTATCGAAGTATGTAATTTTCGCGTTGTCTGGTAACAGTTTGTCCGCAATGTACTTAACTAATTTCGTTGGCTTCTTCATATTATCTCCTCCTTTTATGTGAATCTAGGGTTATTTCTATAGATTAATTCTTGTTCTAAATAATACTTCTTCAATCTTAATGAATTTTCTTCTTTCTGTGTAAGCTCCTTATTCTTTAGCTTATCAATAACTTCGTACCTTTCTCTAACCAATTCTTGTCTTTTCATATTATCTCCTCCTTTACTTTTAGTATACATAGCTTCTAAAAAATGTCAACAAAAAAGAGACTAAATTAATAGTCTCTTAATTATTATGCGCTACGAACGTTAGCAGAAGTCAAGAAGTAGAAACGAGCTGTCTCTGAACTGATTTCACCAACGTTAACACTTTCATTGTAGCTGTCGATAGAGCAACCGCGATACGCGATTACTACTTCTTGTGTTAAGTTATCGTATAGTACAATGTCCATGATATCCATTTGTAAAACTTCTTCGCCTAGTGCTGCGAATCCTAGAGAAGCTAAGTTCTCTTTCTTCATTCGGAAGCGTTCTACCGTTACAGAACCTTCATAACGTAAGTATACGTGTTCTTGTGGCATGATGGAACCAATTTGGTAAACACCTTGAGTACCGAATGAACGTTCAGAGCTGATAGATTGAGCGCGGGCAATCGGAACGTTCTTAATCATAAAGTACACGGTATTTGCCGATTGGACAGTTTGATTAGCTAAACTTGCCATATATTCATTCACTCCTATTATTAAATTTTAGTAGAGGAGAAC